CCTTCAGGCAGATTGTACCTGTCGAGCTCCTCCACGGTCTGGCATGCCGCGAGTCCATCTAGCCATGTCTCAAAGTCAGAGACGACATCGAACCCGGTCTGTTCGGCAATCTTAGCCTTGACGTCTCTCAAGTGTTCCTCGTCGAATTCATACGGCCCACCTGCTATACGATAAAAACTATCGCGGTCGTTGTTGAGCAGTTTGACCATATCGGCGGAAAGCAACCAATTCCCGGACTCGTCAGTTTCGATGCCGGTCTTGTGCCTATAAGCCTCTATGTCGAAATCGGGAATGAACTTGGAGGCGAGGAGGAGGTACTCCCGAAGGACGGGAGTTTGCGAATCGGTGACCCAGTACCCGCAGAGCTTGGCCTTGTACTTTTCAGCGTCAGTAGAAGAGGCAATGTGAAGCTTACGCAGTGCCTTGACGACGTCAGCGTACGAAGTAGCCGATTCTAGGGGAACGGGGTACCATCTGCCGAGAAAGAACGTGCCGTCTTCTGGTCTCGAAAACGTGACCTTCAGAATCATCCCGATAGTACTGGTGACGTGTTCGGCGGCTTCTGCCCACGTACGATCAGAAACGCGCTTAAGCGCGGCGCCGATGCCGTCATCACCGAACTTGGGTCCAATTACCGAATAGGCAACGGCCCACGGTCGAACGGCGTTAGTGTCGGCGTCGATCATCCAATCTTCCGCGTTGCCGTTGTCCCAGTGCTTTGCGACATGCCATTTCAGGCCCTTCTTAATAAGCCCGATAGTGTAGTCGCCCATCGGAGTGCTAGCGTCGAACAGTCCAGACGCCTGTTCGCCCGGGGTTTTAGCCCCAAAGACTGTGGCACGGTCTTCGAGCAGGTAAGTACGTGCAATGGCGTAGTTCGTGATAGTGAACTCAACAAAAGCCGATACAAAAGTGTTCAGCTCCGTGGTGTAACCACTGCCACTCACATTCTTCCAGCCCAGTCGGGCAATTTTATTGCCGATAAAGGCGGACATATTGGCATTGTCTTTCAAAATTTTAGCCGCCTCTTCCTTGTCACTGGGGTGGATGAACGCCAGGGTGAACTTGACGAACCACTGGTAGATGGTGTAGGAAATAGTTTCATCCATCTTCGAGTAGTCCGTATCGTGCATCCCCATGCACTCACCGTCGAAAGTTGATGCAGGTACAGAGAGCCCAGCCAACTTCTTGATCGCTTCGCCGATACCTTGCGGGTTTTGGCCCGGCATGTACCAAGCGGTGCGTTTGAGCAAGTACTTGAGCAGCATCGATAATCGACCTGTCTCTATTGCCTGCCCTTCCGAAAGCTGGGTTATCCCACGCGGCGCTTTACCACACTTGTCAGTGACCTCATTCTTAAGGAAAGTTTTGGCCAGAGTTTCGGTGGCCATGAGGTTCTTGTGGTGTGCCAGGCGCATAGCTTGGAGCCGTTGTGTTCTGATCTCATAAATATATTCAGCTCCGCACAGGCCCAGGGAGTTATGGTCAACACCTGAGTCTCGCGCAACAAGGTCGATGAATACGTTGAGGAGCTTATCCGCCACTGCAAGGAATTTCTCGGGCGGAGTAATGTCATTGCGGAAAGCTTTAAGCCGCAGCTCCTCGTAGGATGCATAGGCCTCGCGGGATGTGCTATCCACGACGCCCGGGTACCCACCGGCAATGTTTGGCATGCCGCGTACTGCCTTTGGCTCCTGCCCTGCGGGAAGTAACTCAGTTATTTTAGGGTTCTTCTCGCACTCATCGTCGTCGTCCTCTGACCCTGGAAGACGAACGTACATGAGATTGGGCATGGGCCTGAAATCGTAGTCGATGCGAAAAAAGTCCGCAATTAGTGGTTCGACGGCCTTGGGCCGCTCACGCGCTTGTTCCAATTTGCGATTTGCGCGTTCCAATTCGTTCACGCCGTACCCCTTCATCTTAAGACGTCCCATCAAATGGAAAAGGTGGAACCCGAACTCCGATGTTTCCATACTGCAATCAACATCAGTATCCATGTTGCGCTTGATGCTGAAATACGGCTTGCCTGACGTGCCGAAACGGCCAAGCAAGAACACAGTGTCGTGTCCGGGAGCCTTAACAATCACCACGTTGTCGATTTTACGAAGTGGTGCCGCCTCGAGGGGGTGCCCGAATGCCTCTACCATCATAGAGTCGACGACCGCTTTGCGAATAAAAGTCGTGACGAGAGGGCACAGCCAGACTATGAGCCGATGAGTGCCTGGCTGAACCTGAGTGATGATCTTATATATGGTAAAGCGGGTCTTATTAATATCTTCGATGTAAACGATTTCATTGGCGAACCAATCCCAAGGTCGCTGTTCATCGTAGGTCGTGCCTTGCGCGCCAGCGACGCGCTCGCACACGACTACGTCGCCACGGTTTGGTGAGATGTGGAACCAGTAGTTGGAGTCATTACCGCCGCCAGCCAGTTTCGTATACTGATTGGTGATGACGAGTATCTTGTGACCTTCATACTGACTGAAGTCGTCGATGTAGTAATCGCAGTCGATT